GCAGGAGCAAAGGTTGGTTCAAGTGTATTTTATTCTCCTTTTGTCGAGTTTGGTACTGGGCCATCTTTCCAAATACCAATATATAGAAACCTTAGTATGAATCAACTTGAGGGCTACGCACAGACATTTAAACGAAATAACGGAAATGTAGTAAATTTGCCCCATAGACCATTCTTATTCAACTCGGCTTCAGAAGAACTATATAAAATGGTTAGTAAAATAAAAAAAATTAAAATATAATGGCTACTCTTCAAGGTAAAGCGGTAAAAAATACATATAGACAAGTATTACAGATTGGTGCTAATAATGTTGGTGTAAGTGGTACTTTACAGCCAGTTCAAGATGGTGCTGGAGTAAATACAGCTTTATCGCTTTCTACAATAGCTGCAACCGTTACTGGTGATTTAACCGTAACTGGTGATTTGATTATTACTGGTGGTGGTCTAAATATAAAAGAATTAATCGATGATGAAGTTGCTGCCTTAATTAAAAACGGAACTGGTATCACATGGACTTATAACGATGCTGCAAATACTTTAACTGGTAACTTTACTGGAACTACAACTGTTGTACCAGAGGGTACTAATTTATACTATACTCAAGGTAGATTTGATTCAGCTTTCGCTGCTAAGAGCACAACGAACTTGGCAGAAGGAACGAATTTGTACTTTACTGATGCAAGAGCAAGACTTGCTTTAAGCATTACAGCAGGAACTGGTATTGCTTACAATAACACAACTGGTGTTTTTAACTTAGCAGCTATTCCAAACGCAAGTTTAGCTAATAGCTCAATTACTATAAATGGTCAAGCGATATCATTAGGCGGTACAATTACCTTGACTACAACAAACATTGCAGAAGGAACTAACTTATATTACAGTCAAGCAAGATTTGATACTGCTTTTAGCAATAAGAGTACAACCAATTTAGCTGAAGGTTCAAACCTTTACTATACACAAGCAAGATTTAATAGTGCATTAGCTGCAAAGACTACTACAGACTTAGCAGAAGGCTCAAATTTATACTATACAGATACTCGTGCAAGACTTGCATTAGCCTCATCTGCGACTGGTTTAACTTATGCTAACAATAGTGGTGTATTCAGCTTAACTGCTGGTTATGCTATTCCTACAACAGTTAAATTAGGTCAATACGATACAGCTTACAATCGGTCTATCGTTTCTGCTGCAGTAACTGGTACTACTTCTAAGACTTTATCTTTAACTCAGCAAGATGCAAACGTAGTTACAGCTACTTGGACTGACTTAGGGATTACAACAATCAACGGAACTGCTAATCAGATTGCTACTACAACAGTAGGCAATACAACAACAGTTGCTTTTACCAATGATGTTACAATGCCAAATAACTTAATTGTTAGTGGTAATTTAACTATTAATGGTACTGCAACTTATGTAAATACACAATCAATATCAGCTAAAGACCCATTATTTGAGGTTGCAAATGATAACAATACTACAGATGCTGTAGACATAGGATATTATGGAAGATATTACGATACTCCTCAATTAAGAGTAGAGTTTACTGGTTTATTTAGAGATGCTTCTGATGCTGGTAAGTTTAAGTTCTTTACTGGCTTAGTAGATGAGCCTACTAACGTAGTTAATACTACTGGTGTAGGATATACTGTTGGTACTTTAGTTGCCAACTTTGAAGGTAACTTAGCTGGTACAGCAAACGCTGCTAATCAGTTATCTACTGCAAGAACAATAGCTGCAAGTGGTGATGCTACTTGGTCAGTAAGTTTTGATGGTAGTACAAACGTATCATCTGCTTTAACTTTAGCTAATACTGGAGTTACTGCAACAACTTACGGAACTTCTACTGCTGTGCCTACAATCGCTGTAGATAGCAAAGGTAGAATCACAAGTGCTTCTAATACAAACATTACTTTCCCAGTTACAACAGTTAACGGACAAGCTGGAACTGTTGTTCTAACAACTACAAACATTGCAGAAGGTACTAATCAATACTTTACTACTGGTAAAGTTTCAGCATATTTAACTGGTGCAATTTCAACGGTATTAACTGCTGATTTAACTGCATCAAGAGCAGTTGCTTCTAATGCAAGTGGAAAGTTAGTTTCTTCTGCTACTACAGATACTGAATTAGGATATTTAAGCGGTGTTACAAGTGCTGTTCAAACTCAATTAAACAGTAAACTTAATTTGACTGGTGGTACATTGACTGGTGCATTAAGTGGAACTACTGCAACTTTTAGTGGAATTTTAACTACTCCACAAGTAAAAGCTGCAACAAGTGCTGGTTTAAGCATTAATGCAAATAGTGGTACTCAAGTAGCTGATTTTGGTGCTGGGGGTAGTGCTAATATAACTTTCTTTGGAGGTTTAAGTGGTACAAGTGCAATTTTTACTAATGCTGTTACAATAAATACTAATGTTTCTGGACTTTTTTTAAATAGAACTGCAGTAACTAATTATAACGGGGTAACTTATCAAACGGCAAATATAAATAAATGGTTTATTGGATTGAGAGAAAACCTTAGTTCCAATAATTATATATTTTATAATGAACAAATTGGACAAGATGTTTTAACTCTTAATATTGCAAGTGGTGCTGCTACGTTCTCATCTTCTATTGCAGCTACAAGTGCTACTTTTAGTGGTAATATTAGCGTTCAAAAAAATCAACCACAAATACAATTATACCAAACAAGCGCAGACCATAATTATTCTATATTAGGAAATTCATCAACTGCATTAGAATTTTGGTGGGGAACTTTTGGAAGTAATACAACAAAAATGCTTTCATTGGCGGCATCAACGGGTGCTGCTACGTTCTCAGGTAGTGTAACAGTTAACGGTGATAGTTCAATTTTTAATGGTGGCACTGCAAATAATTTTAATACATACGCATTAGGAATAGCCAATACAAAATATTTAGTATTTGCAAGTACCGCAGCGTCTCAAGCAGGAGGTAGAAATTGGAGTGGTGGTATTGGTGCAAATGCTTCGGAAGATGTATTTTTAGGTGCTTTTAACAATTTATCATTTGGTGCAGGAAGTTTAGCAACAAGAATGACAATATTAGGTTCAAGTGGTAACGTTGGAATCGGAACGAGTAGTCCAAGTAGAAATTTAGTTGTTCAAAATTCATCAAGTATTGTTTTAGCTTCATTAGTTGCAAATCCTTCAAACATAGCATACTTATTATTTGGAGATACAGATGCAGATGCACAAGGTAGAGTTCAATATGATAATAGTAGTGATACATTGCAATTATACTCTAACGGAAGCGAAGCAATGAGAATCACATCGGCGGGTAATGTTGGAATTGGAACGAGTAGTCCTACAAGTAAATTACAAGTAAACGGAGAAACTGCATCAAATAGTTTTACATCAAAATCAACTATTGTTAATACTTCTTTTGTTACTATTGGCACAACATCTGCACCAACTCAAAGTGGATTTGCAGTAGTAAACGGATATAATACAAGTACAGGAACACAATGTTTATTTGTTTTATATTGGGCTAACGGAACTCTTGTAACAATTTCAAGTGCAGATACAACTACTACATTTCCAAGTTTTCAAGTATCATCTGGTAATTTACAAATGAAAACATTAGGAGGACAATTAGCAGTAACAGTAACAATTTTAAGTTAAAATATAAGTAATATGAAATATTGGTTTATTAATAAATTAGAGTGCATTCCTCAAGATGGTAATTTAAAAGACTTTGTAGTTGTAGCTTATTGGTCAAGAATAGCAAAAGAACAAGTAAAAGATTTAGAATACTTTGCTATAATTAATAGTTCTCAATCATTCTCAAAGGATGATGTTGCTAACTTTATCCCTTATGAGAATTTAACCTATGACATTGTTTGTGGTTGGTTAGATGCTTCAATAGATGTAGACGCTTTAGACCTTAATTTAGATGCTCAAATAGAAAATCAAGCTAACCCTCCTATTGTAGTATTGCCTTTACCATTTGTAAATCCATAGATTAAATTAAAGCTAAATAATTTTACCTAAATTTGTAAAAAATAACCAAATATGACTATTACACTAAATCAAGAGCAAATTAAACAATTAGATGGCTTTTTCCAAGAGTTACCGACAAAGTATGGCTTACCACTTATTAAGTTCTTTGGTGAGCTAAATGAGGCTCAAAATGGCCAACAAACGGAAGTTAAAGAAGTAGAGGTAGAAGGATAATGAAAGACTGCGGATATGCTATACGAAAGGCTTATTTCGACAAGATAAATGCTAACAACTACGAGTTATCGGTATATGATACCATAGCTCCAGATGGTTCAGAGCCTCCATTCTTGTTGATAAGTTCTCAGACATCAGTAGAGAATAGTGACAAAACAAGCTATAACTTTGATGTAAGCATACAGTTTGACATAGTGTATAGGACATTTAAGTCTGGTGAAGTAGGTCAAAAAGCCGTAGACCAATGGGCTAATGACTTATTGGAAATCATAGGAGTAGCTCCTGCAGATTACCCAAATGCTTCCCCAAACTTTAAGATAGTTACGAGGAATATGGTCTCAAACCAGGCTACTTTTGACTATGTAGAAGAAACATATATTTTTAGAAGAGTTATTGTGGTAGACCACTTTGTAACTCAAACAACATAAAAGATGTATTTATATAAGATACTGAACAAGAATACTGGGAAGGCTTATATCGGACAAACAATAAATAAGCCAGAGATAAGGTTTAGTTACCACACTCAAAGGCTAAAGAAAGGTACTCACGACAACGAGTACCTTCAGCGTTCTTTTAATAAACATGGCATAGATTCCTTTATGTTCTATACCATCTTAAAAACTGATGACTTAGAAAGTCTTAATCTTTACGAAGAGCAGTTTATTAAGATTTTAAGAGCAACAGATAGAAACTTCGGATATAACATTAGACCAGGTGGTGCTAATAGTAGATTATCGGAAGAGACTAAAAGAAAGATAGGATTAGCTGGAATAGGTAGAGTAAAGACAGAAAATGAAATAAATCTTTTGAGACAAAGAAGCAAAGGTAATACTTGGGCAAGTGTAACAAAAGGTAAAATAGTAAGTCAAGAATCTAAGGATAAAATGTCTTTGGCAAAGCAAGGTGTAGAGAATAGCCATCTTATGAAGGCTTGTAAGGTTTGGAATAAGAATGGTAACTTTGTCGGAGAATTTAAAAGCAAAAGACTTGCTGCTGATTATATCGGCATAAGTTATGGAGCATTAAAAAGTAGGATTAAAAATAAATCAATAAAAGTAATTGAGAATCAATTAAATAAACATTAAAAATTAATATTATGGCCACAACTGGGGTATTCAACGGGACTTTATTAGTCGTTAAACTTGGTGGAGTAGCATTTGCTCACTC